GATTTAAATAAGATAACACCTGAGATATTAGATGAACTTCCTATTGAGAAGAGAATGGAAGTAGTAAAATTAATAAAGGAACTCAAAGATAGAAAGTTAAAGTATCCTATATTAGATATAGAATTACACGATTATCAAAAAGAATTTGATGATGCTCTAAATGCTAAGAATCCAGATTGAACATATAAATATAAATTTATAATATTCTTATGAGGGAATTGAGTTTGAAAGACTCTATATGCTTCCTATACTGCTATTAGAAAATTAATGTGAGAGGAACTATGTAAGAAATATTGAATTCCACCAGTAGGTTCTGCGAACCTTATTAAAATGTATACGACTACTTGAGATAATATAAGAGATAATATAGATAGGAAATATTTACTATGAACTTGAAATATTTGAGATTCAATGAAATTCCCTTGATATATTAATAAGAATAATAAATGAGAGATAGTTAAAACTACTAGACACGATAAGGAAATCTTAAAAGAAGTTAAACTTAATAATTGAGCCGTAATGACATTTTGAACTTATGACCAAGGGCAAAAGAGATTACAATGATGAGAACCTGATTATACTTGGATGGATGAATTACCTACTAGATTTGAAGACCTTATAGAAATATGGAGATGAACTAGAAAAGTTAATTGACAATTATTAATATCTGCTACACCTACTAATTATAATAAGAAGATACATAATTATATATTCTCTAAGGAATTTAAAGATATAGCTTTTATAAGACAGGTTGATTCTTTAAAGAATACTAAATGAGACCATTCGTGGTTAAATTGATTATCGGAAGAAGAGATTAAGATTAGAAGATTTGGTTCTTTTACTCCGCCAGAATGATTAGTATTTAAAGAATTTAATAGAGATAATAATGTCGTGAAACATTTTAATCCTAAGAGATTATGAAATAGAGTTAAATTTTATTGAACTGTGGACTTCTGAGTAAATCACGCAATGGCATTTCTGCTTATAGCTATAGACGAAGATTGACATATTTACGTCTTCGATATGTACTACGAGAAATGAAAGACGATGAAACATTTAGCTGATTGGATTAAAGATAAATGCAGAGAATATATGATAGAACTAGAATATATTACGGCAGATTCCGCGGGGGCTAGAGAAAGGTTAGAACTTAAAGAACAATGAATTAATACGAGGAAAGTTAATAAGAAGAAAAAGGAATGAAATATGTCTAATAGAAGAGGTTGAATTTTTAGAGTTAATTCAGAGTTAGCTAGTTGAAATTTAGTAATCTCCGATAAGTGTCAAGATTTAATAGATGAATTTCAAACACATCACTACTCTGAGAATTGAGAAGATTGAACTGTAGCTAAGACGGACGACGATGCCTGTGACGCCCGAACGAATAAGCATTGAGATATTTTATATTTAGTTACCAAGTACCTTCAGAGAAGCGTGATATGGTTAAAAAAAGGAAAAAAATTCTTAGAAAAGCTAGGAGAAAAAGAAAAAGATATTAAAAGTCGATTTGACTATAAAATAAAAATAAGTTACAGGCATCGTCGCCTACCGATAAAAATTAAAATAATAAAAATGAAAATTAAAATTTGAGATAAATTTTGAAAATTAACTGTTATAGAGAAAGATAAACCTCATATCTTTCCTAGTTGACAGAGAAAAATAAGATGGTTGTGTTTATGTGATTGCTGAAAAGAACATTCAGTAATACAGCAAAAATTAATTAACTGAACGACTAAAAGTTGTTGATGTTCGTGGAAAACATTTAAGCCTCATAATAGAAAGATATTAATTAGCTTAAACTATATAAACTTGACATTTAACCGTAGTTGATTATAATAAATATGTAGTAAAAATAAAAATAAAAATAAATGGCTAAAAAATTACCTAACGAAAAAATAATGCACCGGGTAGAAGATAGGCTTATAGCTTTAAAATCTCTTAAAGATAAATATAACTTATCCAATAGAGCTAGAGAATGGAAAAATAAAGCTAATATGGTTGAAGTTATAACTCCTGATGAAAATGATTTTAGAACACAAGTATCTTCAACAGTTAAAAGACAGAAGGACGCGGAATTATCAGCTAATATGCCGGAATATTCTTTTATTCCTAGAGATGATAACGCTGAAGCTAATAGAAAAATAGTAAGAGAAAGCTGGAAATATCATTGGTTAGAATCTAATACGGATAAGACTATTAATCAAATAATATCTCAAGCTACTACTTATTGAACTTGAATAATGTATGATTGAATTAAACACACTTTAAAAACTATAAAAGAACCATATCTTAAAGAATGAATTATAGAATTCAGAGATAAGGAAATAAAATGTTCAGAGATATACTGTGAGAGAATACCATTTAATAATTTCTATATAAATTGAATAGATATAGATGAATCTACTGAAGCTTGTGTTATAACATATTATGATTTAGATGATTATGTAGCCGAGAAAAAAGATAGTCCTATTTACAAAAATATATCTAAACTAAAGAATTCTCAAACGGATTACGTTCTATCTTGATTTACGGATTGAGAAGATATTAATCCAGCTTCTGATATTAATCAAACTATAACAGAGATTAAATATTATAATTCTGCTAGAGATGAATATATAATTATAGCTAATTGATTTGAAATCTTAAATTCACATATACCTTATATGCATAAGAAATTACCATTTATTCCATATTATGATAATATGGCTGAAGATAGATTTTGGGGAATATGAGAATTTGAATTATTAGAACCAGAAGAAAGAGCTAAAAATGAGTATAGAACACTGACTATTAAATGAGTTAAGGCTTCGATGTGATTTATTCTTAAAGATAGAAATTCAGACTTAGAAGTTCAAGATTTAGAATTCGGAGTTCAAGAAGTATATGAAACTGATGATTTAGATTGAGTAATGCACTTTCATCCTAATGTACCTATCTGAGATATTTCTAATTTAGAAGCTAAAATAGATAATGATATTATTTCTAAGAGCTGAATAGATTTTAAAGCTTTACAGCTTTCATCTTGAGAGTCAGCTACTAGAACGGCTAATAAATCTCTATCTTCTAAGAAAAGAATAAATAAGAATATAAAAGATAATTCATATAATTTCTTTAGAAGATTATGAGAAATAAGATTAGCTAATATTCAACAACTTCATATGATGAAACCTAAAAGGATTTCAATAGAATGAGGTTCTATAGATAATAAATGAATATATATAAAAGATGAAACTTGAGCTTATGGTTCTTGAATAATTTGAGAGAAATTTATTAAATGAGATTTTAGAGTTATACCTATAACTGAAACTATGATTTGAGATAATAAACAGAGAAGAAAAGAAAATTTAAATAACTTTATGCAAGTAACTTGAAACTTAGTTTGAGAAGATTGAAAGCCTGTAATTAAACCTAAGCAATTAGCTAAGTTAGCAGCAGACGAATATAATTACGATTATGAAAAATTAACTGAAGAATCAGAAGACTCTCAATCCCCAGATGATATAGTTAATGAAGTATTTAATGAATGAGGTATGTCGCCGGAAGACGACCCTAGAAACCCAAATTATATTCCACCATCTCAAAGGTCTTGAGCTAAACAACAGGTGAACGCTATAAGTTGACAAGCTAAAATTAGAGATGAAGATTTAGCAGCTGAAATGTAATAAATATGAAAGAAATAGAGATAATAGAAACTCCTGAAAAATTTAAAGGTTGAAATATTAAAAGAACTAAACATTCTTCTCATAGGTCTTATTGAAAATGGCATCCTGCTAAGAAGAAAGATAATTGAGAACCTTTAAAAAAACCTTGAAGAAAAACTTGAAATACTTGAATATCATATTTAAAGGAACCTGAAATTCAATTAGAAGTTTGACATATAGTAAATTATCTTACATTTTGAAAATCTAAAATTGAAAATGAAGATAATAGAAAAGCTTGATTAAAACCTAATCAACCTATGAGTTTAATACAGGCTTGTAGAGAATATTGAATTAATCATAATACATTTTATCAACATCTAAAAAAGTTCCCCGCAGCTAAGGAAAGATATTACGAACTCAGAGAAAATAGAAGAGAATACCTTAAAGAGTCGGCGGAAACTAATATAGAAAAAGCTCTTACTTGATGATTAGAAATATCTGATAAGGATATGTTAGACGCTTCATTTAAGATGTTAGAGAAAACTGATAAAAATTATAATCCTAAAATAGAAATAGAAACTAAATCTATATCTATAAATTTAAATAAGTCCTCTGATGATATTATTAATGATTTAAATGCTATATTATGAATGTAAAAATATGATAGATAAAAAATGGAAATTAAATAGAGAGGATTTTTCTCCTTATAAGGAAATACTTATTTCTGAAAAGGAAGAAAATGAAATTAGAAAGTTCCCAGAAGAAATTATGAATAAATTATTTCTTATAACTGAAGCGGAACTTTCTAAGAA